ATGTCGGATAAACAAGAAGCTGGGGACAAGTTAGCAATCAAAATACAAGTGCCTGATCCTCTCACAGAGCCGCTGGAAGTGAGTGCCGAAAAGCGCTTGAAGGCGGACGGGGAATACACGAACCCAGGCTGGCGCGTTTTAGGCGTGCCATATGGCGGGCATTTGAAAGGGCGCGACACGGACGGTGAAGCATTCCATGAGCAAACGGAAATCTGGTTGCAGCCGGGTGATCATGTCAATTTATCTTATTATCACGGCTTTGATCCTGAAGAGCCGGGAAAGAAGCAGGAAAAACCGGCTCTGATCGGGCGGGCTATCTACACTGGCAAGGACTCACGCGGGCACTGGTTCGAGCCGATGCTGGACGAGAGCGAGCCGCTGGCAAAACGGTTGATTGACGCGGGTGCAGAGAATTTGAAGGCATCTTCTGGTGCGGTCAATCACCTGGTACGTAAAAGCACTGGTGGGCTAATTGATGTATGGCCTGTCGGCGAACTGGCATTATTTGACACAAACGAATGGCGAAAACCGGCAAATGACTTTGCCGTTATCGAAGCGAAAGCCGAGCTAATCACGGAGGCTATCCCGGAGGCTGAAGAATCAGCGGTGGATGCGGTTGAAGAGCTGGTTGAATCGCAAGAAACAATCAAAACAAATCAACCTATTTTGGAGGAAAAAATGGACGAAGAGAAAATCGTCGAAGAAGAAAAGGCTCCGGTTGAAGAGCCTAAAGTGGACATCAAGGCAGAACTTGAATCCATGAAGAAATCCTTGCTTGAAGAGCTGAAAGCAGCTCCCGGCGAAGTCAAGGGCGTGCCAACCGTGAAAAACGCGAAGGAATCTCCCTCATTTGCCAAAGCTATGATGGCTTGGGCGCAGGGCGACAACCCGAGCGGATTCAAGGGTAACGATCTACCTTTGGGCACAAAGGGCGACTGGCAAGGACAGACACCAAATGAGGGTGGTTACGCCGTGCCTGATGATTTCTATGAACGTATTGTTGAGCAGCGTGAAGACGCCTCATGGGTACGTCAAGCACCTGTATTGCATCTCACCACTAACCGCGACCGCATTTTGATCCCGACTGAAGCTACTGCTGGGACCAAGATGGTTGTGACTGCGGAAGAGGCTAATTACGCCGAAGAAGAGCCGGTATTCGGGCAAGTGGCCTTGACCATCCACAAATTCACCAAGATGCTACAAATCTCGGAAGAATTGATGGACGGCGATGCTGTTGGACTGGAGTCTTACCTGGCTTCTGTTATCGCCCGCGTTTCTGCCGCTGCCGAAAACTACTACCTGACCGTTGGCTCTGGCACTAATATGCCGCAAGGCGTGCTGACTGGCGCGACCTCTTCCGGCATCACCACCGCCGCTAAGGTTGCTATCACCGCTGCTGAATTGGTATCTACTATGGGCACGCTTGCCACGCCGTATCACAACGCGAACACCCGGCTATTGATGCGTGGCTCAACCAAGTGGTATCTGCAAGGCTTGACTGGCAATCCGTTTATGTTTGTTCAAACTCCTAACGGCAACGATTTCATGGGCGTTCCCGCTCTGATTTCACCTGACATGGAAACCATTGCGGACACTAAGAAATCCGTACTGGTTGGCGACTTCAGCATGTACGCATTCGCTGAACGACAGGGCTTGATTGTCAGCCGCAACCCCTATCTGTACCAGGCTTCTGGGCAGGTTGGCATCTTCGTGAAACAGCGCTTTGGTGGTGCTGTACTTCAGACTTTGGCGTTCAAGTATTTGACCCAGGGCGGATCATAATCCTGAAAGGGGATAAATAAAATGAGCCTATTAGGATACTGCAAGATTGTTCCATCGATCGTGCCGGTTAGTTCCAACACGGCGTTGACCGCGACCGAAATTGACTGCACCGGTTTTGACCGCGTATGTCACATTATCACCGTTGGCGCTATGGCGACCGGCGCAACACTGGATTATAAAGTTCAGTCTGCTGCCGCAACTGGCATGAGCGGCGCCGCTGATGTTCCGAGCGCGGCTTTGACTCAAATTGCGGCTGCGACCGGAGCAAGCAAGGTCTACGCGATTGATATGCCGGTTGACCCGGCCAAACCGTTCCAAAAAGCTGTTGGCGCGGCTGGCACTAATGTTGTGCTGGTTGGCGCTATCGCTATATTGTACAACGGTTCGGGCACGTACCCGAAGATCGCCGCAACTGAGGCGATCATCCTCTAACAAAGTTGGGGGCTACGAAGGGGCGGACTCAGTTCCGCCCCAAGACCCTCGAAAGTGAGAAATATTTATGGCAGACCAGGTTGTAACGATAACGCAAGACAGCGTTGAATATCCATTGCAGAAAATCCAGTGGGATTGGCTTTCTGCTACCGGCGGGGCTGTAAGTTCAGCCGCTTCTGGCTGGTATTGCGGCAAGATCGTCAAAGTCAGTTTGGCTTCGGATGCTGCGCCGACCGCACCGACCGACGGCTACGATGTGACCATTGAAGACGGTGACGGGCTGGACGTATTGAGCGGCAATGGCGCGAATGTGACAGCCGCTGCGACCGTATATATCAACGACCCGACCAAAATGCTGTGGGTTAGATCGGGCACGCTAACTTTGAAAGTGGCGAACGCAGGCGACGAAAAGGGCGGCGTGGTGACAATGCTCATCCAGCGGGCCTGAATGGAGTAATGATGAAAGTCAAAATATTAGTTCCATTCCGGTTTGAAGTAGACCGAAAAGCGGTTGAGTTTGAACCAGGAATTGCGGAGTTGCCTGACGAATCGGTTGATGCTTTTGTCCGTGCCGGTTATGCCGCCTTGATTGAAGACGAACCGGCAATCAAGATCGTGGGCAACAAAGCCACGTCGAAAGTAAAGGCGGTCAAGTAACATGGCATACGCAACTTCCGTACAAGTAAAAGACTATTTGGGCATTGCATCGACGGTGGTGGACGACAATCTGCTTGGCGATCTGATTACGCGTGCGGAAGGCTTGATTGATGCTTACACCGGACGAACATTCACAGCCGTCACCGCCACGAAATACTTCGGCAAGAATTGCACGGACGGGCAGGATTTGATGCTTTACGGCGAAGACCTGCTGACTGTCACCAAGCTCACGAATGGCAACGCGGTGGAAGTCACGAGCGGCAATTACCGCCTCTTCCCGCGCAATGACAGCCCGAAGTGGCTTATCCGTTTGGACGAGTCGCAATCGTGGAGTTTCTCGGACGGCGATAGCGAAATCAGTGTGGCTGGCACGTGGGGATATTCTGCGACCGCTCCGGCTGATATCCAGCACGCTTGCGTAAGGCTGACCGCGTTCCTGTACCGGCAGAAGGACACGTCGGCTGACTTGGATCGCCCGCTTATTACAGGTGACGGCGTGACCATTATGCCGACCAACCTCCCGGCGGATGTGACCAGGCTGCTGGATAGATATAAGAGGCGGATAGTATGAGCGCAAGCGCGATTGTAAACGTTTACGGGTCACTGGCTGACCTGGTTGTAACTATGGCGGATGGTGTTACGCCTTACGCCTACGATCTGGACGAGCTGCCGGAATCCATCACAACCGCGCAATTGCCTTGCCGACTTCTGCTTCCGGTTGCGACCATGCCGGGTGAAGGGCGTGAAGGGCAGCACATTGCGATTGGAACGGCTATGTCAATCAACTGGCAAATAACCGACCTTATGCTGTGGCAACCTTCCGAGCAAGGATTGGGCTTGCGTGAGTTTGCGCCGAAGTTGGTCGAATACTCAGGCAAATACCTGGACGGGATGCGGACGTGGGGCAAATGTCCGACTTCAAACACGACCCTGCAGAGCGTGTCTATTACGCCGGGCGAGTACGAATGGCCGCGTGGGTCAGGGCGTTTCTATTCCGGCGTTCTGTGTCAATTACAAATATTGGAGGTAGTCAGTGGATAAGTATGTTTATCAGGGTAATGGCTACTTCGTGGGACTGCCAGCGCGCGATTTGGACGCGGATGAATGGAAACAGTTCCCGAAGGAGCTGACGAAAGCCGCGCTCAAAGCGGGCATTTACAAGTTAGAAAAACACAAAGAAGAGGTAGAAAATGCTTAATGCACATAATGTATTACAACTCGGCTGGCAGAGTGCTTTCGGCACGGCAAACGGAACGGCAACCCGCAAGCTGCAGAACGTGTCCAGCTTCAAGCTGCGGCCGGAACTCGAAACCCGCGCGCTTGACCAATTACGGGGCACGATGGCTCCGACACACCAGACCACGCTTGACCGCTATCTATCCAGCGCAACCGCTGAAACGAGTGACAGCGACTTTGAAGAGCTGAACTATTGGCTGGAAATGCTTTTCGGCACGGACGCAACTCCGACCGGTGGTGATCCGTATGTTCGGGATTATGCCGCGCCGCTTACAACCGCCCCTGCGCCACACTTTGCAACCTTGCAATTCGGACAGACAAACGAAGTCTGGCAGATGCAGGACGCAAGTGTCACGAGCCTGACATTGAGTGGTGCTGCCAACTCCGGCGTGAGTGTGGGCGCGTCATTGATGGGCGGCAAAGTGGTTGCTGGCACGCTGGCTACATTGCCTGACTTGACCACCGGCACGCGCATGACCGGCTGCATGGCTTCGGTTGCGATTGAAACTTGGACGGGCACAACCTTTACTCCGCTGGCATCAAGCGCGTTCAGTTGGGAATTGAGCGTCAATGCTAACCGGGAGTATCACAACTTCCTGGGTGAATGCACCCCAAGCGCATCCTACGATAACAAGTGGAGCGGGCAGTTGAAGCTCAGTTTGGAACTCAACGATTCGACTGATGATTATTTGATTGCCATGCTTGCGGCTGCCAACACAATTCTGGAAAAGCAAGTCAGGATCAAATACACCGTTGGTTCTGCCGGGACTTTGCGTGAGATGGTGTTGACCTTTGCAGGCCACACAATGCAAGCGCCTGAGCTATTCCAGGATAAGAACGGTTTGATGACCTACGATCTGGTGTTGGACGGCGTTTACAACCCGAAACTGACCAACTGGCTGACTATTCAGACTACATCTAATTTGCAGACTGTCTAAGGGCTAACATGGAATTTGAACATAAGAAGTTCGGCAAGTGCGTTTTGAAAGAACTCACGCAACGGATGCTGGAGGATTTTCACCTTGACATGAAGGGCAAGGAAAATCAGCCGTTGTCGGTGTGGCGTGGGGATAGCGTTAGGGCGGCTGTGAAGCAGGAGTTTCTGCTTGAGCCGAAGTGGACGTTGGAAGACGTGGATAACGCGAATCCAGGACATATTATCTGGCTGGCTGATTGTATTGCCAAACTGTTTAGCGAGGCGATGCATCTTGACCCTTTATCCTGATAGCCGCTGCCGACTTTGCGGCTGGGAAAGGCGAAATGCCGCGATTGCTTGAGCTCGCGCTTGAATGCGAAGAATACCGCGCATTGCCTTATAGTGGGGGCGTGATGGAGCAACCGGCGGGCTTATTGCGCAAGTTGAGACAGGTCGGCAACGTATACCGGGCGTTCCGGGAATATGAGCGCAAAGGCAACGTGCCGGGTGAAAGCGCAAAGTGGAAGAAAGAGCACACGGATATTTGGAACATCGTAAGCCAGGTAAATGAATTGAGAGTGAAGTATGGCTAACCTGCAGATTGTGATTAGCGCGCTGAATAAAGCCAGCGGCGACCTGAATAAGGTCAAGCAGGACATATCCGGCGTGAAGGATGCCGGCGAAAAGGGCGGAACTGCTGT